AATCGCTGCGTCTCAACCTGAAGAGGAAGACGCTGTCGAACCCAACCCAAATGACATTCCTGAGGAGGAAACCATGTCACAAGAAACCCCAGCGGTTGAGGCTTCGGCTGAAATCGTTCCAACAGCCCCCATCGTGTTTGCACAAGCACGCAAAGAAGTGAAGTTGCCAACCGCAGCCGAATACATCTCCGCAGCACTTGCTGGCGGCGACGCATGGCACCAGATGAGCGAAGCACTTCGCGCAGCTGCACCAGACATCGTCACATCCGACACACCGGGCCTTTTGCCTACTCCAGTCGTCGCGCCTGTTTACAACAACTTCATCGGCCGTCGCCCAGTTGTGGACGCAGTCGGCGTAAAGGCAATGCCATCAGGTGGCAAGGTGTTCATCCGTCCAGAGGTGACCACACACACCAGCATCGGCGCAAGCATCGGTGAGCAGTCACCAACCGCAGGCACCTTGGTCGTTACCTCAAATCAGGTGACAAAACAAGTTTTTGGCGGATACGTAAACATCAGCGAATTCGACATCGACACCACACAGCCTGAGATTCTCAGCGTCGTACTTGACGACATGGCCCGCATCTATGCAAACCAGACCGACAACTACGCAGCAGACCAGCTTGTAGCAGGCACAACTCAGACAGAAGCATTTGCTCTTGCTGACATTGCGAAGCCTGAAGTTTGGGCTGCGGAAATTGCTAAGGCTGCGTCAACAATTTTGAGCGCATCTAACGGCAACCTTCCAACCCACTTGTTTGTTGCACCAGACCGCTGGCAGGATCTTCTCGGCCTCTCAGATTCGTCGAAGCGTCCGCTCTTTCCACAGGTCGGCCCAATGAACGCATTCGGTAACCTTGCACCGGGACAGTACAACGGCAACGCTTTCGGCTTGCAGGTTGTGGTAGACCGCAACTTCGCCAGCGGTGTAGCAATCGTTGCAGACGCATCAGGCTTTGAACTGTTTGAACAGACCAAGGGCACGATGAGCATCGAGTCACCATCCACGCTGTCACGCACAATCGCTCTTCGCGGTTACTTCGCAGCACTGATGATTGACTCAAGCAAGTTCGTCCAGTTCGCATTCGCCTGATCCACGGGTAGTTCGGGAAAGGGTCTGAGATGGCAGTAAGCACTATCACGCATGTGCGACGCGTAGACAACTACGCGGCTGTCCAGACCCTTACCGACGCCGAGGTCCAGCCGGGCGACTCCGTCACAATCGGCGCTGTAGCACTCACTGGTTTCAACGCCACAGCCACAGTTATCTCAACCGAACCGTTTTACCTAGATGGCGTGGACGACGAGGGGTATCTGGTCTTCGACTATGACATCCCACGCCAAAACCAAGTCATCTATGTAAACAACGGGGCCGACGTTGCTTATGAGGCCGAGTCTGGCACTTTGACGTATACGCAGTCGGTGTCGTGGATTGTCGCAGCCGATGTCACTTCGTGGCTGGGCATTGACGTTGCCACCGCTAACGACACAGCCTTCGTCACTGTTTGTGTAAACGCCAGCAACGCTTGGTGCTATCGCAAGCGTCGTGAGGCTGGCTACATCGACTCAATGACTACGGTGCCTAGCGCCGACGTCAAACTCGGGACTGTTATGTATGCCGCAACGCTTTACCGTGAACGCGGCTCAGTGGACTCGTTTGCGTCGTTTGACTCGATGGCTATTGGTGCTTCACCGTCGGCAACGCTGGGTCGCATCATGCAGCTTCTTGGCTGTGGCAGAGCGCAGGTTGCGTAATGTCATCGTCGGGCATCCTGTATGACGCTGTAACGGCCTGCAAAACGGCGCTCACGGCTTTGGGCCTTGTGCCGATTACTGACCCGCGTAACGCCCGCCCGCTTTCCGTTCTTATTGAATTGCCCACTGTCACCGCGTTTACATACAACGTGGGTGACATTGAGTTGCGTCTGCGTGTATTGGCCCCACCCCCGGGCAACCAAGACGCAGGCGACTATCTCATGGAAATCGCAGACCAAATCATGAACAGCCCCATCGCGGTCACTGATCTACGACCCGGTCTTGCGAGTGTCGGCGGGCAAGACCTACCGACATACGACTTATCCGTTGCCGTAGCCGTACGGCGCAACTAAAAGGAGCCACCATGGCTACAACAACATTCCTGTCTAACGCAACAATCAACATCACTCAGGGTGCCACCACCTATGACTTGTCTGACCAAGCGAACCAGTGCACACTCACCATCGGCTCCGACTCGCTCGAGATCACAGCCTTCGGCGACACGGGCCACAAGTTCGCACCCGGTCTTCAGTCGGTTGACGTGAGCATTACTTTCTTCTTGTCGTACGGTGGCACAGGTGCCACGTCGGAAGTGGAAACAGCGCTTGCAGCGATGGTCGGTCTTGGTACCACCACGCTCGTCATTAGCCCATCGGGCACGACTGAGTCTGCGTCTAACCCTGAGTACACAATCACCAACGCAATGCTTGCGTCGTTTACGCCTATCAACTCAACCGTCGGTGAGATGGCAACCGTAACCGCCAACTGGGTCGGCGGAACTTGGGCACGCGACATCACCTGATTCAACACATAGGGAGAAACTATGAAACTGACACTGCAAGTCACCGAGCGTGACCAGCACTACACCGTCACAACCAACCTTGGCGTGATTGTGGCTTGGGAACGCAAGTTCAAGCGCAAAGCGTCACAGCTGGGCGAAGGCATCGGAGTCGAGGACTTAGCGTTCATGGCGTGGGAGTGCTGTAAACAAAACAGCATCTCCGTACCGATCGTCTTTGATGAATACGTGAAGCGTCTCGAGAACATTGAAGTGGTGGATAACGAACCTGTAAACCCTACGACCGAGGCACATACAACTACGGACTAGCGTCTTTGCTACTTCGCACAGGGTATTGGCCTCCTGACATACCATTTGACCTAGACACATTGGCGACAGTGCTAAAGGCAGCCGAAGACATGAAGGAGGGCTAGATGCCTAACGCAATCGAAACCCAACTCGAGATGGTCGGAGTCAAAGAAGCGTTGCGTGCTCTCAACAGCATCGACAAGAAAGCGCGTCGGCAGGTAACCAAGGATTACGCCCAGATTGTGTCTACGGTCGTGCAAGAGGCTCGCGCTAGCACACCTACTGAGCCACCGTTGTCTGGTATGGCTTACTCGTGGAAAGCACGTCGAGTGGCACCAATCTTTCCGTGGAACAACGCAAAGTCTGACCGGGCTATCAAACCGTTCGTGTCTGGTAAAAAGCCACGCAAATACAACGCCTACGTTTCTGACCTTGCTTCGTTTGGTATCAAATGGACAGCAGCCGACGCCCTTGCTATTGAAATGTCGGGTAGTGGCCCTGTACCCACCGAAAAGGGTAAAGAGATGGTGCGCGCGTTGAATCAGCGTTACGGCACACCGGGTCGTTTCTTGTGGAAGGCTTACGAGCGCCACGCCGAAACCGTGTTAGCCGAAACCGAGAAACTGATCCGCAAGGTTATGAAGCAAGTCGAGAAAGAAATCTGATGGCTATCAAAATCCCAATTATTACTACGTTTGCGGGCGAGGGCATTCAGAAGGCCATAAAGTCGTTCAAGCAGTTGGAGACGGCTAGCGACAAGGTCAAGTTTGTGCTCAAGGCTGGTGCTGTGGCTGGCGCTGCGGCGTTTGCTGCTTTGGGTGCTGCGGCTTATCAGGCTGGGCAACAGTTGGTCGGGTTTGCTCGTATGGCCGCCGACGATGAAAAGGGTCAGAAGCAGTTAGCGGCGTCTATTCGTGCGTCTACTAAGGCTACGGATGCCCAGATTGCGTCGGTTGAGGATTACATTGACGTGACCCAGCGCGCTGTGGGTGTGGCTGACGATGAGTTGCGTCCTGCGTATGCCCGCATTATTCGCTCGACTCGTGACTTTGACAAGGCGCAGCGTTTGCTCAATTTGGCGCTCAATGTGTCTGCTGGTACAGGCAAGCCCCTAAGAGCCGTCACAGAGGCTCTGAGCAAGGCGTACGACGGTTCTAACACCGCTTTGACTCGTCTCGGTCTTGGCTACGACAAAGTCAAACTCAAGGGGATGGACTTCAACGACGTCCAGCAAGACCTTGAGAAGCGCTTTAGCGGTTCGGCTTTGGCTAATGCTCAAACTTTTGAGGGCACGATGGCTCGGTTTCGTATCACCATTGACGAGTTGAAAGAGTCGCTGGGGCAGGCAGTACTTCCGTACCTGAAGCGCCTAGCGGAATACGGCATCCAGATTGCTGACGCGTTCGGTAAAGACGGCGTCGCTGGAGCCATGGCAGAACTCAAGTTCATTCTGCAAAACCTGCTGTACGACGATAACGGTGAACTAAACCAAGTGGGCAAGACGGTCAACGACCTTGCAGATAAAGTCAACATGTTTTCCAAACTGGCAAACGTGCTAGGTGCAGGCATCTCTGCGTCAACTGCTTTACCGCGCGCCGTTTACTCTGGCATTACAGGTCAACAAACAAGCCCTAACCTTGGCACTGTTTCCACTCTTGCGCCCACTATCAACGCTGGCGCTTTGCGTGGTATTCGCGGATCTAACGCTGGCGTAAACATCACAGTGCAAACTGGTATCGGCGACCCCGTTGCAATCGGTCGCGCTGTTTACAACGTGCTCAACCAGTTCGAGCGCCGAAACGGTGGCCGCTAATGCCGTACCCGGTGTCTGTTGTTGAGATTGCGTTTACAGACGGCCCTTATGTGGTGTCGCCTACTTGGACTGACGTGACTTCTTATGTGCGCGGGATGGAGATTTCTCGAGGCGTCTCAGACGACTGGACGCTGCAAGCGGACGGTTCTGCCACGGTGGTGTTGTCTAACCGTGACCGACGTTTTGACCCGTTCAACACGACAGGCCCGTACTACGGCAACCTGCTCCCGCGACGCCAAATCCGTATACGCGCCACTTACGGAGGCACCACCTACGACGTGTTCCGTGGCTTTATTTCTGGTTGGCCACCCGAATGGACTGACGCAGGCAAAGACTCAACTGTGACCCTTCAATGCTTTGACGCTTTGCAGCTGCTTGGCTCATCGTCTATGCCAGCCGACTGGGCACGCCCCTACATTCTCGGCTTTTCACCGCGGCATTACTTTGAGTTAGACGACCCGATTACTTGGTACCGTTCAACCGACCTAACGCTCGT